AGCTAATGAAACCTTCACTGCTAGATATACGCACAATACTATTGCTTTAGCGTTCGCAATCACTGAAGAAGCGATTGAGGACAACTTGTATGACAGACTTGCGTCTAGATATACAAAAGCATTAGCTAGATCTATGGCGAATACTAAGCAAGTAACAGGCGCTAACGTATTGAATAATGGATTCAGCACTTCCTACCCAGGTGGTGATGGATCTCCTTTATTCTCTACAACGCATGCTACAATCGCTGGTACGTTTCAAAATACACTAACAACTGCCGCTGACTTAAACGAAACATCTTTAGAGCAATCTCTTATTGATATTGCTAACTTTACAGATGAGCGTGGATTAAAAGTTGCTGCACAAGGAACTAAATTAATTGTTCCAGTGCAACTTCAGTTCACAGCTGAACGTTTAATGAAATCTGCAGGTAGAGTTGGAACTTCTGATAACGATATCAATGCAATCAAAAACATGGGAATGGTTTCTGGTGGATACACTGTAAATCACTTCTTAACTGACACTGATGCATTCTTTATCAAAACAGATGCTCCAAATGGTCTGAAGTATTTCGAAAGATCTCCGATCAGAACATCTATGGAAGGTGATTTCGACACTGGTAACGTAAGATACAAAGCTAGAGAACGATATTCATTTGGATGGTCGGACCCTAGAGGTATGTACGGCTCTCCAGGAGCGTAAAGACTTTATTAACAAGGTGGCTTCGGCCACCTTGTTATGTTAATATAGAAAGAATAAATTATGACAAAATTATTTAATGTTAGATTGAGAGCTTACGGTTATGTAGCCGATTTTAATATCAATGCAGAAGATACAGCAGAAAGTATAGAAAACGCTATCCTTGACAAAATAGGACAAAATGGGGTATTATTAAAGGACAGCGATAGGGCTTATAGTAAGTCTAAATGCTGGATAACCTATGAGGAGGTTGTAGATGGATCACGTTCAGGCTCTTTACAAAAAGAAGAAGCTATTAGAACTTGATTGGGAACAGGCTCACATCCAAGAAGGTAATTACTCTTTGGATATGGTTAAGATAGACGAAGAAATTCGTAGTATCATTAATCAAATTAAGTCTGCTGAAGCAGAAATTGCTTATAGGCAGATTAAAGTTGAGACAGCTGCTCCTGATTTTTCAGTAGCTAGTTAAAGACTAGTTACAAAATAAGGTAAAAAACATCATTTTTGATGCAGGGATCTCTTGCACTATTTAATAAATTAAGCTATATTTTAACTACTATACATAACTTTCAATATAGACGTAGTATAGACGATATGCCTAAAAACTATATTGATAATTTAGGAGAATAAAATGACACGATCAACATTCCAAGGAATCGTAAGATCTTACGGCGGACAAACAAAACAATCTGGTACAGCACCAGGAGTTTTGGTTATGTCGGAAGTTATTACTTTCTTGTCATCAACAGCAACGTCTACTCCAGTATCTATTGGATCGACTGTAAATAGTGCGACACCATTTGTATTACCAATTGGAGCTGTGCCACTTAATTTTGCAGTAGTAGTAGCAGCTGGTACAACAACAACAGCAACTGTAAATATTGGATCTGCAGCTAACGCAACTGGATTTGCACAAAATTTAGTAGCAGGTGTTAAAGGTAATACTGCACTTACAGGATCTTTAGTAACAGGTGTAGGACTTACAGCTAATACTACAGTATATGCAAACGTTGGATCTACAGCAGGTAGCGGAAACGTTACAGGTGTATTAGTTTACACAGTTGTTGATAATGGTAAACCAGGCGAACAGTCAGGGCTTACTTACTAACTAATTCTTTTTTAGGGGCTCTCCGGGGTCCCTAAAAAATACAAAAGGACTTTTAATATGTCATATAAAAGTGATGTCAAACCGGTCACATTAACTGCGAACGGTGCATTTTTCACTGGAAGAACTCGTGTTAGAGCTATTATGGCTCAACCGACTAATGCTACTGGTGTTGGTTCTGGTGTAATTAATACTTTAATTGCTGGAACAACTAATGCATCTGCAACAACTACGAATAATTATTATATTCCAGTTATTGTTGGAGCAGCTAATGTTGAAACAATTTATTTACCAGAAGATGGTGTGCTTTATGAAAATGGTGTAGGTTGTACATCAGTTTCTAACATGACGATTACGTTATTTATCGATAAGTAATAACATCATGACTACATCCGGAACTACTACATTTAATCTGGATATAGATGAGCTTTTCCAAGAAGCTTATGAACGTATAGGTATTATGGATGGTACTCGTTCTGGGTATCAACTAAGATCAGCAAGAAGATCTTTAAATTTATTACTTTCAGAGTGGGACAATAGGGGTATCCATTTATGGAAAGTAACTACTTACACTTTAAATTTAATTTTAGGACAAGCTCAATATAATGCTTCTACTTATAATGGTTTTCCAACAGATATTAATGACGTTTTAGAATGTTATATTAGAAATAATACTTCTCCTAACGCTCCTGTTGATATTTCTTTAACAAAAATAGATAGATCTGCTTATGCTGCATTACCAAATAAATTAGCACAAGGTACTCCATCACAATATTACGTAGAAAGAACTTATAGTCCTAGTATTTATTTATATTTAACACCGGGTTCTAATTTTTCTAATGCAACAAGTCCTAATCTTTATCAATGTATATTTTATTATTTACAAAGAATTCAAGATGCTGGTGCTTATACTAATACTCCAGATGTTATCTTCCGTTTTTTACCTGCTTTAACAGCTGGTATGGCTTATTATTTATCAATTAAATATGCTCCACAAAGAGTAGATCAATTAAAAATGTTATATGAAGATGAATTACAAAGAGCTTTACAAGAAGATAATCAAAGAACATCTTTATTTATTTCACCAAAATCATATTTTGGAGATGGAATGTAATGACAACCTTTGCAACAGGTAAAAAATCATGGGCGATATCTGATCGTTCAGGTCAAAGATTTCCTTATGATGAAATGGTAACAGAATGGAATGGATTATTTGTTCATACTTCTGAATACGAACCAAAACATCCTCAATTACAACCAAAAATTCCTGGTAATGATCCTCAAGGATTATTAAATGCAAGACCAGATAGAGTTGAACCTGCAGTTATTGTTAAACTTCCTTTTAATCCATTACTTGCAACAGCTGGAAGCTCAACTATTTTAATTAATGATCCTGGACATGGAAGTAAGATTGGAAATTCAATTATTATTATAAATCCAGATGCAGGAAATGGTTTTACAATTGCTACTTTAAGCACAACAGTTGGTTTTACTTTAACTTCTGTTAGCTCCGATAGTTATAGTGTTAATTTAACAAATACTGCAAGTGCATCTGGTTTTTTTGGAGGAGGAAATATTTCAATAGGTCCTGCAGCTGTTGAATTACCAGAAAATCCTTTTAGAACAACTGCTAATAGTTCTACTATTATTGTAAGTGATCCTAATCATAATAGAATAACAGGTAATATCGTACAATTTCAAAGTGTTAATTCTTTAAATAATTTTAATAGTGCTTCAGGATTTGATTCTTCAGTTCTTGCAACTTCAACTGGATATAATATAACAGTGTTAAATTTAAATACTTATAAATTTAATGCATATTCAGGAACTGCATTATATGATACAGTAATCGGTGGTGGAATTGCAACTGCTCAGACTATAGGTTAATTATGAATTATGGCGATCTAACAACAGCAATACAAAGTTATTCAGAGGTAGATAGTAATGGACTTACTAGTACTACACTTGCAACAATTGTTCAAAATGCTGAAAATAGAATTTATAGAGAAACTAATATTGATGCATTTAGATTATATGCTTCAGCTGTTACAGTTATAGGAAATACTACTATATCTGTTCCATCAGGTTTACGTAATATTAGATATGTTGAAATGATAGATTCTAGTGGAAATGTTTCTAATTTAATGCAAAAAGATAGTTCTTATTTAGCAGAATATAATCCAACCGCTACTAATACTAGTTCTTATGGAGAGCCTAAATATTGGGCAAATTTTAATGCTACTACTTGGTTTGTAGCACCAACCCCTAATACTAATTACACAATTAATATTGCTTATTTACAACAACCTGCTAGTATTACATCAAGCACAACAAGTACGAGCTATGTTTCTGTATATGCCCAAGATTTATTATTATACGCTAGCTTAGTAGAAACATATAAGTACTTGAAAGGCCCAGCAGATATGATACAAGTATTTGAACAATCATATCAACAAGCGTTACAAAGCTTCGATGTTGAACAGCTTGGTAGCAGAAGACGTGATGAGTATGTTGAGGGTGAAACTAGAATACCTGTTAAATCCACAACAACTAAATAAAATTAAGGAGTTAAAATGGCAAATATAGTACCAGATTCATTTAAGTTAGACCTATTCACAGGAACACAAAATTTTAATACAACAAGTGGTAATACTTTTTACTTAGCACTTTATAATACTATATCAGGATTTTCTTCAACTGGTACAACTGCATATGCAACATCAATTGGAACTGGAACAACTTCTATTGAAGTATCTGGAACTGGTTATACAGCAGGTGGAACATCTTTAACAATTTCAACTGCAACTGTTGCTCAAAATATTTCTTTTATAAATTTTAGTAATGCAACATTTTCAACTGCAACTTTAACAGCTTCATGTTGCTTGATCTATAACACAACAAACTCGAAAAAAGCAGTTGTAGTTTTAGACTTCGGTTCTAACCAAACTTCAACAAACGGCAACTTTACTATTCAGTTCCCAGCTGCTAACTCGACAAGCGCTATTTTAAGAATCAATTAGTAACTCTGCCATAGGATATTTATGGCTTCAAATTCATTTTGGGGATTTTCAACCTGGGGAAGTGGTAACTTTGGTGGACTTGGTCAAGATCTAACTATTCAAGTTGGTGGTACAACTAATAATACTTGGGGTGCAGGTTCTTGGGGAACAGGTTATTGGAATGCAATAACACCTGATCCTGGTTTACAATCATCTACACAAACAGGAACTGTAACTATTGCAGGATTAGCAAATGTCAATGCAACAGGATCACAGTTATCTTTACAAGTTGGAACTGTAACTGTTTATATTTACAATCCAATTACTGTTAACGTAACAGGATCACAATTATCTATTCAAACAGGGACTGTAACTACATCCGATCAAGCTAATATAAATGTAACAGGATCAGGATTAACTACACAAACAGGAACAGCTAAAACTTCAGATGAAGATAATGAACTTCCTGTTGGTTCACAAGTATCTTTAAATACTGGAAGTGTAGCCGTAGTTGCTAATGCTATTATTAATGTAATAGGAACACAGTTATCTACTCAAACTGGAAATGTAATAATAACTACTCAAGCAAATGTTAATGTAACAGGATCACAATTATCTACTCAAACTGGAACTGCAGTTGTTAAAGCAGATGTTAATGTTGTTGTATCATCTAATCAACTTGGAATTGCAACAGGAACAGTATCTGTATCAGGAACAGCTAGTATCTCTGTAACAGGTAATCAAGTAACTTTAACAATTGGTAATGCAACTATTGCCGCTACAGCGAATGTTAATACTACAGGAAATTTATTACAATTCTTTACTGGAACTGTTAGTGAAAAAGCAGATTCTAATGTTAATGTAATAGGTAATCAATTATCTACACAAACCGGAAATGTATCTATTCAGATTGATGAATTTACAAATGTTACAGGATCACAAGTTCAAATTGCAACAGGTACAGTTAGAATTGTAGCAGATACTAATACAAGTGTTTCTGGAAATATATTATCATTACTTACAGGAAGTGTAGCAGAACAAGAAGATGCTAATGTTTTAGTATCTGGAAATATATTAAATTCATTTACAGGTTCAGCTACAGTTGGAATTTATGCTTTTGTTTCTGTTTATGGTAATAGCCAAAATATAGGTGTTGGTAATATAAATATTGAAATTGGTGTTCCTGTTACAGGAAATCAATTGACAATAGCTACAGGAAATCCTACTATTATAGCTTATAACTGGGTTCCTATAAACCCTACAACAGGTCAGGATTGGTCTGCAATTGATCCAACAACAGGGCAAACTTGGAATACAATAGATCCAACAACAGGTCAAAGTTGGTCTGCAATTGATCCAAATGTTTCCACAACTTGGAATACAATATATGGCACAAATAATACTATTTGGACTACTATAGATGGTATATAATGGACAAATTTATTTAATAGTGATAAAAGGTATTTAATATGGCAAGCACGTGGAGTAATTTAGGATTAAACTTACAAGGAACTGGCGATAACTCTGGAACATGGGGACAGCTAACGAATGTCAACCTTCAGGATATTGACTATGCAATATCTGGAGTTGCTGCAATTACTTTAACAGGAAATACAACTTTAGCTTTTACAACAAATTCATCTTCTACAACTTATTCAACTGAAGCAGGTCGTGCTAAAATTTTAGTATTAAGCGGATCTTTATCTGCAACAACTGTAACAATTACAGTTCCAAATATTCAAAAAGATTATGTAATTATAAAT